CTAAACGCCAACCCCTACACCATCACGTATATCATCTACATTGAGATGAACGTAGTGTAAGCTACTTTTAATATCTGTATGACCCATAAAAGCCATCAGTTTATGTGCATTAAATCCCTTCAAACTCACTAACCTAGAAGCTACTGTATGGCGTAATACGTATAATCCGTGAGTGTTGTTTTCTCCCTTATATCCTAGATGGTTTCTTACAGCCCACCACATACGATTTGCTGTGTCGTGGTTTAGATGAGTTATAGGGCACTTGTTTAAGGGTAGGTCTTTGCAGTTATCATAAGCACCTTGAGATACCCAGTAGTAAGCCATACGAAGCACTTGGTCGTCTTTTGTTTCAGTAAAGAGTTTACGAGCCTCTATTTTACTTACGCTCTTAGATATTTCTAAGCGTTGCTTTATGGCTTTAAAAACCTCCATAACATTCTCTCCACAAGGTAGGGTTCTACTATGCCCATTCTTAGGAGCTCCTATGGTAGTTCCAATACCCTTATGTGTCTTAACCGCCTTTGATATAGTGATAGTATCATACTCAAAACTAATATCTCCTAGCTCAATAGCAAAGTATTCAGCAGGTCTTAGCCCAAGATTAGATAGCACTATAAAAAGCTCATATATCTCTACACTTGCTAATGCTTTAGATTTTTTAGCTCTGTTATATAAAAACTCTTTAGCCTTTAGCAGCTCATCATCTCTTAAAGCAGGTCTTTTACCTACTACTTGCCTTGATTGAAGTCCTCTGAAGTTTGGTTTGTCTTTAAACTTAACTGCCCCAAGACCTTCAAGTATTCTAAGGGCTGTTCCAAGAGCTGTTAAAGACGAGTTGAAAGAGTGAGGCGAATAAACCTTACCATCAACGCCCTTGTTTAACATCTTATCCTTTAGCTCGTATAGATCAGCTGTTGTAAGCTCTGAAACTTCTTTGTCTCCTAAAGCTTTTATAACTCTGTTAAGGCATACTCTATAATGTGTTGTGTCATCTAAGTATTGCCAGTATCTGTCGTGCAAGAAGTCTAGGGCTTCTGAAAGTTTCATACCATCTCTAGCTGATTTTACATCAGTTTCCCATAGCTCATCCTCAGCTTTACCTTTACGTATCTCTTCTTTCCAAGCTTTCTCTAGCTTTAGAGCTTGTGCTTTAGTAGTGTTAGGGTATCTTCTTTGAAACCTATTGCCATCCATAAGAAAATCGCTGCACCAAGTTCCGTTTTTATTCTTATACATCCTTACGCTCCTTTTTACATCTTAAGCCTCTAGGGGTTCTCTTTTTTCTATCTAGCTCATACATCTCATAATAGTATTTAAGACGTTTATAGATAGCATCAGCTCCGCCATATTGTGCTTGCTTCTCTAGTATCCTTATGAGATACTCCTCATCACTTTCTCCTTTAAGTCGTCTTGTGTAATGCCTAGATGGTTTAGGCTCTGTCTTTATTTTTTGTTGTTTTATTAGCCCTTTACGATAGTTTTCTATCTGTATTTCTGCTCCTGATATACCACACACAAGCCAAACGCAAAACAATCCAAAGACAGCCCAAGCATTATACTTTGGAAACCATTGCATTGCCTCTACTGCTAAGGCAATAGCAATCCCAGCCAAGAATAACAATAGGGCTATCTTAGGCACTCCAAAGGCGTTAAACCCAAGAAACCTAAGCTCATCTTGTGTTAGCTCTTGTCCTAATACTTTGAGTTTCATTTAGTTGTCCTTATTCTATATTCTGTTTTTAAAGAAGTTAAAAACTCATCTGAAACTCTAACACCTGCTGAGTTAAGCTCTATAAAATATTCTATCTTCTCTCTATCATTATTAAATGTAACCTCTATTACACCTATTGATTTGTTTAAAAATGCGTCCTGCTCTTTCTTACTTAACTCACTAAACAGAATATCTTGATAGGTAAAACCATCAGCTATAAACTCAGCTATGGTGGATAACCTCTGTTTGCCATCTAATATTTCATAGAGATACTTATCAGAAAAGCTATTTCTAGCGTAGGTAATTGCACCTATGCTTCTATCATTGACTAAGGCATCAATAAGCTTTCTCTTATCCGCTATATTCCACACTAAACCTCTTTGATATACTGGGGTCATATTAGTATTTCTCATACGAAGCATAAGGGCATCTAGTTGAGTGTTATAAACATTTTTTGGTAGTCTGCTAGTTGCTGATACTTGAAAGGCTCTATCCCCACTTTTTATAATATCGTAGAAAAACTCTAGTTTAGGCTCGCCATTTCTCTCAACTATATAAGAGAAACCATCCTCAGATTTAGCTATATAGTTATGAGAGATATTAGCCTTATTTAAGTCTAATAATCCCACATATACTAGCTTAGGCTCATCTTTTTTAATTTGCTTCTTCATCTCTTTATCTCCTCTCAGTTATACCCATAATAAAGCTTGCCATAATCAAAGCCAAGCTCATCGCCATAATACATACCACCATCTCCGTAGCATATAGCATCATCATAATAGCTGCCTAGCGTATCACAATCAGCCATAAACTCTTTACTATTTAAAAACTCTATAATCTTACCAGTGCTGAGTGTTTTAAGAGTGTTAAGTGTTGCTGCAAAGTCTATAAACTCATTATGCGTGTGCTCATGTTGATAACCTATGCTAAGATTAACGCAAGCAATCCCAAGAGCTCTTGCAAGGTTACTAGCATCTGTAAAGCTCCCCCAGTCGCTATTATAACCCATAGCTTCAAAAAGGCATATTAATTCTTGATTATCATAGCCATATAATGCCAGCTCATTACTACCCTTTCTATCAAGACCTATAAACGAGGTAACGCTTAGCCCATTGATAGTATCAGCACATAAAGCGCTCCCTACGCCTCCTATCTCTTCATCCATAAAAAATCCAAAGGCTAGCGGTATGCTTCTATCCATTAGCTTAAGAGCTATATAAACTCCGCAGCGGTCATCCCCGCCTAAGCAGGCACACTCAGAGTTAGGCAATAGTGCTATATAATTCTTTCTAATATAAAGGTCTTTTTCAGTTGGTGCTTTGGTGTTTCCAGCATCGTTAATGGTATCTATATGCACACACACAAGGGCATACTGCTCTTGCTCTTTAGGTATAAAGATAATTCCACCATTAGGCACTATAATCTTTTTATAATCAGCATAAGTTAATCCCTCTAAATATTTCCATAATCCGCTTTTAGAGTATCCAAGCAGTTTTATTAAATCCCTCATACTCTTACCTTTCCAGCTGGTATAGCTTTATTATTAAGTAGTATAAAATCCCTTGAGCTTACATATATTTCTCCAGCAGCATAAACTGTCCTAAGCTCCCTAAAGTTTGTCTCAGGGCAATGCTTTATTCTCTTACCACACATTGTTTTTACTCCTCCGCTGTCGTTTATATCGATAGCTCCTTTAAAAACTGAGCCATCCCTTGATAATTTAAAATAACCTTTAACAATCATTGTGATACCTCCTGCTTTATTAAGTTTTTATTATATATTTGCTCCAAGTATTTTAATAACTGGTGGTTTTTTAAAGAGCTCTTTATATCCTTTAACCAAGCATCAAAAACCCTTTCTCCCTCTTTGCTTATTATATTTATATAAAAGTTTTCAAAGGCTACTTCATCTTTATAATAACGCCCTTGTAGTTTATCCAGCTTTTTGAAGAAAACCTTTTTGATATAAAAGGCATCATCTATAACATCTAGGTATAATCTCCCATGCCCCTCGTGTCTTTGCTTGCCTTGCTTGAGCCTCCCATAAAAAGGGATAACTATATTCTTTTTTGTAAAAGTATCCATAGCTCACTCCTCCCCTCTTAATAGTTTTGTTTCTATAACACACCACACGCCACCTAAGCTTAGGGATATAAGAGGCGATAAACTCTTTGGGCTATAAAATCTTACGCCATCGCTGCCTATCTGCCCAATACTTGCAAAAAGAATTAAGCCTTCTTTACTAAAGCTAACTTCTCCATAAATGCCTCCTAAATAAGCCTTTTTTGGCTCAGTATCAAAAAGGTAAGCCTTACGCTCAGGGGCTGTAAAGTTAAAGATACCTTTTAATAAGTTTTGTAACCTACTTGTAGTTACACTATAAAAGCCATTATCAAAATATAGCACGCTTCTATCTGTTTTTATTACTAGGATAGTAACGTTATAATCAGTAATAACATAAGTTTCTCCATATAATCTAGCCTCAATGTGTTTGCCATAAGTAAATTCTTTATAACCCCAAAGGGCTTTATTAAGCCCCTCTCTATTTCTTACTATCATAAAACACCCCCTCTTAAAATCCATATTTTTCTACAAGCCCATCAATCTCTTGCTCACTCCAAGAGCCTAAACAATCAGCCAAGCGGTCTTTTAGGTTTCTAGCCACCCAAGCATTAGGGATAAATTCATCTATTTCGATTATATACGTGGCTTCGTCTATCCTTAAATATTCGTCGTTTGCCTCCACATACACGGCATTTTCTAGGGCTATTTTTTCAAACTCTTGGTCTCTATAAGGCACGTAATCATTATTAGAAGTTAATATCCATTCTCCGCTATCTATATCAGTAGCAATTTGTGGGTTACTCTCTAGTGTTTTTTTACTTATAGAGTCGCCCTCTATTGATGAATATATTGCATGAGTTTCTAAAATATAACTCTCTTGAAACCTAGAGTAAATAGCGTCCTCATAACGAATATAATCCCCCATCTCCTCACTGTATATGGCATCATCCTCGTCTATATACTCGCCCTCATACTCACTATAAACTTTGCCAGCTGTATCGTCCTCTATCTCCTCTCCTCCCTTTTCGTCTACGCTTAAGAAGGCATGAGTAAAGCCATAGTCCTCCGCAAGACCCTTTAAGGTATCATCAGAGTAACCGTCATTACTCCAATCATAACTATATAACTTACCATTTTTCATAAGAGAGAATGTATCTAACCAAGATATAGCACTTGTATCATCTATCTTTATACTACAATCCCCAGTATCAACCTGTAAGGCATCGTTATATCTACCCCATAAAAGCTTAATCCCCTCAGCTTTTAAAGCTTTTACAAAGGCATCGCGGTCGTCACTATCTCCATAATATAACTTATCAGCATAGCGAGAAGAAGAGTATTCATCTCTTGTTTCATCGTATATAATGCCATTATCCCACACGATACAACGTGCGGCTATCCTACCGCCTATTTTAAGAAGTGCCATCTTTGCCATATTGTCAAGGGCTTTAAAGCGATAGCCCTTACCACTTTGGCAACTGCTAGGCAAGCCCGCAAGGTCGTAACCTTTAGAAACTTCTACCCACTCTAAACGTGGCATTGGCTTTGTATTTGTTAATAGCTCAATAAGTTTTTCATCTAGGTTGGCAGCTTTTGCAAACTCAGCTTTTAGGCTATCCTTTATTTTTGAAACTTTAGGCTCAAAGCCCTCTTTTTGCTTTATGTTAAACAACTTGCCACTATTACTAACAATATAGCAAGGGGCGTTAAAATCTATTGTTGTACGTATGTGTGTAGGTATTCTTAAAAGCTCAAGGCTACCTTTATTATTTTCTACTAATAAAGCTTTACCGCTGTAAAGCATGCCATCAATAAAAAACTCATTTCTACCATCTTGGACTAGCTCACGCCATCCCTCAAAAGTACCACTTGTTAAGCTTTTGTATATGTTTAAAGCAAGGTTTAATGTATCATTAGATAACATTTCTTTGCCCCTCCTAAAGGGCGTATTTAGTGCTATAAAATGCACTGGATACAAGCGGAGTTAATCCGCAACTTCCAAAGGCTGGAGCGTTTACCCTGCGAAAAGTATTAACGCTCTAGCTCTTTTTATATTTCTCTTTTAACACTATTTACAAAACTTTTTAAAGCTCTTGATGAAACCTTTGATAACTCTTGGCTATCTCTAGGCTTTTCAAGCTCCTTTTTGTTTTGTTGAGAGAATTATTGCACAACTTAACTTAAATAATTCTTAATAACAAAGAGAATTTATTTATTTTTTAAAAGAAAATACTTAAGAGGTTAGCAAAGCACGATAATATCGCTATTTTAGCTATAAAGTGTAATGATAATTACAGAATTATTTTGGATTGTTTGAGTAGATATTTAAGGCAGCTTTTGGAGTGCTTGGGTTTGTAGTGTAAATGGTTGTGAGGGGTTGGAGTGTGTTAAGAGTGCTTTGGGAGTGCTTTGGGAGTGCTTTAGGATTGTTTGGGCTTTTGTGAGAAAAATAAAAATAAGGGAGAGAAAAAATGTAATGATGGTTACAGAATTGAAAAAAAGAGAGACAACAAAAAGCTAGGGCAGCTTTAGGCATCTCTCAAAGTATTTAAGGTTAGTTTTGTATGCATTTAGAGTGGTTAGGCTTACTTTAGCTTATGCTTTGATAGCTCCAGCTTTGTTTATGATACTCTTTGATAGCTTTAGCTTATGCTTTAGTATCTTTTGGCTTTGTTTATAATAATATCGGCTAACTTAACCGAATGAAATATTTACAAAGATAACGATTTTAAGGCGTTTGCTTAGCTTTGTCTTTAGATAGTAAGGGACTTTATAAGGGATTATTTAGCAATGTTTGGCTTTGTCTTTAGTGTCCTTTGGCTTTGCACTAGGCTATATAAGATTAATTATTATTCTTTATAGGGCTATTACTTTGCTGTGCTTTGCTTGCCCTTGCTTTGTGCTGCGTAGCTTTGGCTTTTGTTAAGGGCTTATTTATCGAAAATCTTAGGGGGCTATGGGGGAAAGGCGGAGACCCTGAGCGTTATCTAGGGTTTCAAATATTTTTACCATTTTCTTAAACCACTCCTGAGGTAATCCTTAAGTAAATCTTAGCAATCCCTAACATAACTTAGAGAAACTCTTAACAATTCTGAACCAGCCCTTGAGAAAACCTTATCAGTTATTAAGATAATCCTCTAGCTATCTTGATCTATTCCTAGACCTTTCCTTTACACTATTTTATTAAAAACGTTAATAAACCTATCTAGGAGCTTCTGTAATAAACAAAAGGTATCTAAGAGTAGTTTGTATTACCTTAGGTTAGTTTTGCTCTCTATGGCTCTCTAAATACTTCTAAATGGTATATAAGGTTTTATCCCTATATCCAAGAGACGATCATTGATTATCTCTTAGACATAGTTAGGGAGCTTCAAAGGTATCCTATCTCTGCTCCCAATGATATTTTAAAAGGAGTTAAAGACACCTATAACAATCTTTAACGATCCCAAAAGGCTTAAATCTTTGAGTAAGTTAAAGGTATCTTATAGCTATCTTTAAAGCTATTATGCTTATCTTAAGGACATTCTTTATAAATATTCTTTATAGGATTTAGATTAAGAACTCCTAAACAACTCTAAAACTATCCCTAGAGTATCACAGAATATATCTCTGTGTTATCCTAGAATATCCTTTAGATTATCCTAGAGTTACCTTATAGATTATCCTAGAGTTATCCTTAAGGTTTATCCTCTCTCCCCCTTACCCCCTCTCTCCACTAAGGGGCAGGGTTCTACAAATAACGTATTTTAGGGCTTTTTAACGTTTAAGGAAAAAGTTTAGATATCAAGACATTATTGGTGTATTTTAAGTCTTGTTTAAGTATTTTTATGCTATGTTTAGCTCACTATGAAACATATATACACAGTGCCTATTACTCAGGACAACCTACATTATCTAATGCAAGACCTAGTAAGAGGTGATGAAATAGTCTTAATGAGTATCAAGCTTCTAGGTAAGGATGCTAAACAAGCCCTAAGAAACTTTGGCTCTCTAAGCACAAAGGCTAAGGTCTATACAGCAGCAGGACTAAGAGTGGATAGAACACTAATAAAGAGAGAGTTTAAGCCCCCTGAACCAGCTCCTCGCTTCTCTGTGGCTGATATGGATTACATCCTTCCTTTTACTGAGCCTAGATTTGATTATATGAACAATAAATAAAAATCAATTCTAAGGCATCTAGGAAGCTCTAGGTTAAACGAAAGGGTTACTAGAGGTATAATCTATCGTTTTAAGACGTTCGTTCTTTGTAGAAGCTCCTAGACCCCTTTATGAGCCTTAGCACTTCTAAAGACCATTTTTAGGCTATTGTTTAAAAGCAGCCCTTTAAATGGGCTAAGAAATCATAAACGTTCATAAAGCTATCTAGGAGGCTCTCTATTGCATTTTAGCTTTAAAGAGGGTAATTTACTACCTTAATGTCGTTCGTTTAACTACGAGCTTCCTAGACACCTTTATGAGTGTTCTTGACTAAAAAGGGAGAAACATTTAGCTTCCCCCTTAACTTTAACTATATAAACTTCCTAAACTTTGTTCTTTCTCTCTTACCCATATTAAGCTCAGCTAAATACTCATCAAGTAACTTGTTATCAATACGTTCTTGATAGTTCTTTAGGAGTTTCTTAGGGTCAGCTCCGACTTGCTTTAGCCAGTAAGCTACTGCCATAGCTAGTGCATCAAGGCGGTCATCGTGCCTTAAAGAGCCTCTATCTTTTGTTATGTGAGTGAGTTGATAAAACAAGCTATACACAAACCTACTATCATCATAAGAGCCATCAAGAAATGGTTTTAAATCTTCCTTAACAGCCTTATAGTCAAAGACAAGCTTATGAGCATTTAGGACTGGCTCAAGGGTGTCTATGATACGTTTCTCTTTTTGTGTTGAATGAGATACCTCAGAGAGAGCACAAGGATAGATATTGTTTAGTATAGGTTTAAGAAGCTCTACATACATACCATCTCCAAAGTTACTCTCTACTATTATCTCATTTACCCTTTGCTCTTTAGCTATTAAGGCTAGTTTTATGAGTGTCTCTTCGCTATACCCACCAATAAGACCACCACAAGCTGTGGCAAAAAGCCTGCTGTGAAGGTGCTTAACTACTGCATAACCAGTCTCATCTCCACCTCTACCACTTGGGTCGATAGCCATTACGGCTCCGGTATATGCTGCATATTCGCTATCACAAAACATAGGATAAAACCACCTATCTCCCTCAAAGCCAACGTTAGGTAGCTCTCTTATTATCTGCTCTTTAGCACTACCATAGCTAAGATTTATTGGTGCTTTGTCATGAGGTAAGCTAGTAACTACTAAATCTCCAGTCTTAAGTGGGTATCTCTCACTATCACTTAAGCTAGTATCTAGCATATATTGAAGAGCATATCCACTTCTACCATAAGAGAGCCTACGCTCATTTAGGTCATCTTTTGTAAATCTCTTAGGGTCTGTTGGAGTTCCTACTGGCTCTCCTCTTTCTATCATCTCTTCAATGCTAGGAGCTAGTGCTCCATTATAAGTATCCTTTTGAGGTATCTCAGCAGTCCAAACTCTGCAATGAAACCCAGTAGCCCTTAGCTTGTTATAGATACTCTCTTCAGTTTGTGGAGTTCCTAGATAGATAATCTGAGATGTCTCTTTTGGTGTTAAGATAGCCTCAAACTCTTTTACAGCTTTAAGTAGCTTTTCTCTTAGATCAGCTGTGGCTGAGTTATTAGGCACTTCAACGTCATCTGCTATTATGTAATCAGCTCTTGATCCAGTAAGCATTGATGTGATACCAAGTGATTTAACACTAGGAGCATGGCTAGCTAAAGCTGGAGCTACATCAAAGGCTACTTTAGATTGTCTTTGGTCGCTTGTAGGTATGAGATGTTGTAATATAGGCAACTCACAAATGAGCCTTTGTGTAAATACACTAAAGTCATCAGCCCTTTGTTTAGAAGCTGAGACAACTAATACCTTAGCTTGTGGATCACGTAGTAGTAACCAACAAACAAAGCTTGACGTTATCCAAGACTTTCCTATACCTCTAAAGCCCTCTATAATCTTTCTTTTTATATCAGGCTCTTGTAGGTAATCTGCTATTTGAAACTGTACTGGGGTTGGGTTAGGGAGATTTAGGTGTTTCCATACTATAAAGAGAAACTGCTTAAAGTCTCCCTTTATACGTTCTAAATCACTCTCCATCAACTATCTCCTCAGGCTCTGCTATGATTTCTCCATATTTATTTAGCTTAGGTAGTCTTGGCATATTCTGTGCTAACTCAGCAAGAAACTCATCAGGGTTCTTTGCAACATCAAGGTCTCTTAATGTAAAGCCATTATCCTTTAGGAGTGTTATAGCATTTCTTATATCCTTACTGTCTGCTTCGCCTCTCTTTAGCTTCTCAATAGTATCTTTTAGAGTTAGCTCCATAATGTCTATAAATAGACCTTGTATTCTCTCTTTTGCTTCATTCATATTGCTTCTGCTCTCCTTATCCAGCCTTGCCTATTTATAGCAAGACTAGGGTCTCTCTCAATGAGTGATTGGTAGTAGGCTATCTCAAGCCTATCGTAACCTAAATCAAAGGCTAGGGTATCATAAGCATTTATAGCTCTTATAGTCTTTTCTCCTATAATGCCATCAACATTTACTCCAACTAGCTTTTGAGCTGCTTTAATAGCATTGGCTTGACCTGCATTTACACCAAAGACAAACATCTCATTTGCTTTTATGTTATCTTCTATATAATCAAGCTTCATTACGTTCCAAAACTCACTCTTATAAAACTTATAGACAAGCTCTTTTAACTCACTATCTTTTGATAAGAGCACACTAGCTTTCTCTAAGTTGCCCATCTTATCTATGGCTTTTAAAACCTTATCCCAGCCAGCCCAAGATGGATGAGCATATTTGTAGATGCCATAAAAGGTTATATCTTTTTCCTTTGGGTTCTTATGTAAAATATCAGAGCTAGAGGAAAACTCTAGGCTCTCTAAGAAACCCATAGCTTCTTTAAAGTTAGCCATTAGCTCTCTCCTTAAACTTTACTCTCTCTTTATGCTCTGCTTTTTTACCTATATTAAAGCTCTCTATTGGTCTGTGGTAGCCCATAACTCTTGTATAGATAACACATCTTGTTCTCTTGCTATCATCTAGTTTAACCATTTATCATCCTCACTCTCTCTGTTTTTTCTTACTATTGGAGGCAATACTGATTGATAGGTAACGCTTCCACTTTGATTAAACCTAACCTCTTTACAGCAGTCGTGAATGCTCTCTGTTTTTATTTTGATTTCCTTTAGGTCGCTTCTGATTTCACTATTTAAATCTCTTGTATAATCCATAGCTTGTTTAAAGAGCTCATTACTTACCTTGCCGTTCTCAGCTAGTTGGTGCATAGGCTCTTTAAGAGCTTTAATAGTGTAATAGCAAAACCCAACTAGCCCAAAGACAACCAAGATTAATATACTCACTACTCCAAGCTTGTCAGCTTGTAGGGCGAAGTTTAAGACTTGCCCTACGTTATTCTCGTCCATCCCTTTTCCTTTCATAATCTTTTATAGCTTCTAACTGATCTACACAAGTCTTATACCCACTATAAACATCTATTAGTAACATACCAGCTTCGTTTTGGTTTGTTACGTTTCTATCTGAAATGATAGGTGCATTAAGCAAGTGATTAGGTATCTTGTCATACTTACTTACTACTTCCTTGTTTGCGCAGCCCATCAAGCACATAAGAAACGCTGATGTCAAGAGCATTAGACATATCCTTTTTGTCCTCATTTTGCACCCTTTCTTTGACTTTATTTGCTTTTATCTCTATTATCCGCTTTTGCCTACTGACCTTTTCAATGGTATCAAGCTTAAGAGAGATGAGCCTATCTTGCTCGCTTATCTCATCTTTTAGCCTAAGGTTCATCTTATCACTAGCACTTAATCTCTCTTTGGTAACACTTAGCTCATTATCTAAGCTTTGATACCTATACCCTAGAAACAAAGTGCTCAGTAGTAAAAAACCACTAAGATATAAACTAGGACTTAGCACTGGTGTCCCTCCCATATTTGATTACGTGGTAGGCTCTTACGCTTAGATAAAAGAGCATTACTTTCCATTTAGCAACCCCTAAAAGCTCCAAGACCTCCTTGAAGGTATCATCAGCTACTTTAAAGTCGCTATTGTTGCCCATCTTAATATAAAGCCTTAATGCGTTATCTGTAAGGTAGTCGTGAATGACTGAGGCTGTTAAATACTCAGGGCTATGAGGCTCAAAGAGCCACCAAAATATTCTAGGGATACTTGCACCATCTGTTATGTATCCTGAATGTATCTCGACGTCTTTATATTTGAAATACCCAACCGTCTCGAAACAATCCTTCCCATAAGGTTTTACAACTATTCTACGAAGTTCATTATCCATTATTTATCTCCTCTAGCTTTGGCATATCTTTAATAAGCTCTTTAAAGCTCTTAGGTAGCTCTTTCTCGCCTTTACTAATAGCTTCTAAAAGAGCATAGCCATATTTCCAAACCTTAGCTCTCCATACTCCAAAGGCTTCTCCCTCAGCTTTAAAATCATTTTCATAACCTGCATAAGAGCAAGCTGAGAGAATATCATCATAGCCTTTCTCTCTTGCCTTAGCATCTAGTAGCTCTTGGGTCTTTTCTTTAAAGAGTAGTGTAAGCTCGTCTAAGGTCTTATCTACTACTTTGTATGAGCTGATGTATGTGTCATTTTTGATGTGATCGTTAGGTATAGCCTTCTTAAAATCACTATCAAAGGTAGGGTAAGGTTCTTCAACCACCATAAGATAACCTAACTCCTTTAACTCCTCTTTGTTAAGAAACTTTGTGTAAAGAGTAGCTTTGTCTGTTATGATGTAAGGGACATCACTTATGTATTTTTCTTTTATGTTATATAGCTGCATTTGTTTCTACTCCTTGTATTTGTGTAAAAAAGTTTTTATAGGGGCTTTTCTTTAAACTTACCATTCTGTCCCCCATTCTCCATTACCATCTATACCACCTGCTGAACTGGAGTCTATATAATCTGGTGCAAACCATATATTAAGGTCTATTGGAAGCCCATCAAGAAAGTTAAAAACAACGTAAGGTTTTACACTCAGTATCTTTTTAAAAGTTAAAGTAAAAGGTCCAGAGTCAAATGTTTCTATAAAATCAAGATTATCCGTAAGAGGAGCTTCAATCTCTTCTGTCTTCTTTCTTATTTTTATCTTACAGAAGTTTCCGCCTTTAGGATTATCTTTACTTCTAGCATAGAACTTAACATAATCCCTATAATAGTCAGTGTTTATCGAGATCGTTCCTATAAGCTCCTCACTCTTAGAGCTTTTCATATTCACAAGGGGTATGCCTATTTTAAAAGAAAAAGACTGCCCGTTTTTAATAAAGTCCTTATGCATATCTTCACGAGTTAATTGATATTTATTATTAAAAGTCTTTATCTGAACTTTAGGAGTATCAGAGGTATTGCTACAACCTATCATAAAACTCATTATGCCCTCCCCATATACACTTCAGTTGCAGAAGCTATGAAGTAAGCAAATATTTCAGTCTCTTTTAAATCAGTCGGTACTTCTCTCCATTTATAAACATTATTCCAGCTAGTTATATTAGTTGCACCATGAACTATAATGATACCACTTTGCCCTATTGCTTTTTCTAGATTCATAAGAGCAGGAAATGGCATTGAAGTTCTTAACAATGTTTGAAAATTAACATAAAATTCAACATCAAATCCACCCATAGAATTACTATCAAAAGAAGTATTAAAAGCTGCTATACTTCGTTTTTTTATATATCCCCAGAAGTCTTTAGCCGATTGCGCATAAATAGATCTTTTAGAAGCATTTTCTGTTTTAAGTACTAAAAATGAATAAGTATCAGAAGCTGCTTGTTGAGGGAGTGTATCAGGAGCTCTAAAGCTAGTTGAATTAGCAGCAATAGCTAACGCATTAATATTACTAGCACCATCAGGAGCTCTAAGAATGTATGCTAAACTCTTACCACTATCTTTATCAAAATCTACTTTAAGTATTCTCTCCATTGCTGGAGAGCCCCATTTAAGATAAGTCTTCTCTGCATCTGTCTTTTTTACAAAGGTAACTTCTAAAGTACTCATTGGTACTACATCATCGTTATTAGCTTTATTGTTTAAATCATTTGCTGTCTTAGTTGCAAAAGCAGTGTAAACTGACGTATCAACTTTTTGATTTAGTATATTGGATGTTTGCGAAGCAAAGCTACTTAAACTGTTTTGAGTAGTGGTAATCTTGCTATCAAGAGATGTTATAGACTGCTTTTGATTATTCACAGCGGTTGTTAAAGTATCTGTCTTACTCTTTAGATCATTAGCAAGAGTAGTCTTAGCACCCTCTATTAACCCCTCTATCTTTTTACTAGAGTATGTTTGAGTTAAGTTACTGGAGACATCATTAATAACCCCAGTTGCCTTTAGCTTCTCTAAACTATCCTTTAGAGCCTCTAGGCTATTCTTTAAAGCATTAAGCTCTGTTTGCTTACCTTTAAAGTCATTAAGGATAGTCTTGATCTCATTTAAAGACGTTGTAGCTGTATTAAGAGCTAAGTTAGCTTTAGTGCCTATATCTGCCTTTGTAGTAGCAATATCTTGCTTAGCTTTGTTATAGACATTTACTATATCTGCACCCATATTAGATACGTTGTTAAAGATAGCTTTAACGCTCTCTAAGCTTGCTTTAACTTCATTAGCTTTGCTATCCACGTTTGTATTTATGTTTAGCGTATTAGCATAGTCTTCATTAAACTTAGTAAGCTTGCTTTTGGCTTCATCAATATGCTTTATGGTTTCATTTAGCTTTGTTGAGGCATCCTCTAGCTTTGTCTTTGTATCTTCATTAAGAGCCTTTAGCTCTCCTTGAGTTTTCTCTACACTCTCTTTATCTGCCTTAAACTTAACTAGCTTACTATCTATCTCAGCACTCTTAGCAAGTGCCTCTTCTTCTAGTTTAGTTACAGCATCCTTTTCTTTTTTGAAATATGCTTCAGCCCAAGACTTATTTATAGCATCCTTATCTTCTTTAGGGTCAGCCACATAAGTTATTCTTGAGCTTTTAGCGTCAACTACTTTACTTCCATCAGGCAAGGGAGAGATTTTAAGAAACCTCTCATCTGCATCTGTTATCTTTTTATCAGTCTTATTTTTTCTAAAGACTTCATCAATCATCTCTATCTCTCCTTAGAAACCATAAAGGTCTTAGTTTGTTTGCCTCTTTTGCAAGAGCAGGGTCTAATCTCGTGTCTATATCTTTTTGTAAGCTATCTTTGACCTTTTGAAGTCTTTCTTCATCTTTGGTAACATAAAGCTGTTTAGCTTGAGAGTAAAAAGAAGATACAAGAGTTTGGATGTAAGCTGCCTTATCACTATCTAATCTTAGTCCTTGATAGTTAGGATTATTTATTAAAGACGTAATGGCTTCCTTTAAGCCTAACTCTTTAACAATACCTCTTATGATAGTTTTATCCATAGGCTCAAGCGGGATATTTACCCCTTTAAACTGCATAGTATTGCCTTTTAGTGGGTCTAAATCTACACCAAGACTTGCCATCTCATACTCTATTGAGCCATAATCAAACGTAGCCACATTTGTTACTCCAAAAAACATCTTCTCAGATTTAGCTTTAGGTTCTCCAAATATGTCTAAGGCTATTGGCATCTTTCCAAAAGGTGTATTAGCTGTTATATAGTCCATAAACTCTTGCTTCTCTGTCTTGCTATCATCTAGCCAGTGCTCTCTTATAGCTTTATTAGCTGAGCTCATAGGCACAAAAGAGCCTACCATATTGTAAGCATACTTACTCATACGCTCTCCCTTATCATTGTTAGGGTCATTAAAGAGGTTCATAAAATCTTTTATACCCTTTAGATAGGTTTTATCTGTTATGGTCTTTGTAACTGCTCCAAGCGTTGCTATAAAGTAACTCTCATCTTGTTCAGGGTCAGTCTCTACCTTATCCCAAGCACTAAGAGTGTTAGCCACAAGAGCTACTAAAGATGATACTGGGTCAAGCCCATCAAAGCTATATGCTTTATCTCCTATGATTATGCTGTTTTCAGGGATATTGGCTAAGCCTAAAGAGTTTCTTATCTTGTTATCAGGCGAGGTTATGATTAAGCCATTTCTATAAAGCTCCCAAACAGCTCCTATTAAAGAAGCACTAACAACTACTTGAGATATTGCTTGAGCCTTTCTTGTTCCTCCAGCTGCAAAATCGCTTAGCCACTCTCTACTAAAAGCATTAAATGGTGGCATTCTTCTTAATAGCTCTTTCGTGATATTTCCCGGCGTTGTCCTAAATGGCACAGCCAGTCTTGCTGCCATCTTCATAAGGATATTAGGACTATTAGCCATCTCTTGAAGCCAGATAAGAGGTTGATTTATAACTAATGAGCCTTTTGCTAAGTTATGATATATTGGTTGTGTTAGATCATCAAAAGGGTTAGCTTTAGAAACTGGAGTTGTAAAGGTTGTTCTTCTAGCTACATCTATGGCTCTGCTGTGCTGTTTAGTGGTTGGATTATTAATCACATTACTAAAATACTCAGCCTGCTCTAGCTTTGAGTCAAACTTAAGACCTTTTTCGTTCATAGTCTCTATTGCTTGCCTATAAAGCTCCCCTTTATAAGCTATGTTTTTAAACACTTCATCCACACCAGTTAAGGCTCTAAAGATAAAGTTATAAGTTAAATCAGCCACGTAATCTTTAGCATTAGCTTGCTCTCTCATTGCTTTAGGGATTAGCTTGCCATCTTCATCAAACATCTTTCCAAAGAGACCTTTAACGTTAGCTGTTAAAGCTTCGTTCCATTTCTCTCCTATGTCAAGCTGAGGCTTATTTGTTAAAAAGGCTTTTACGGCATTACCATTCTTACCATCTTTAGAGTATTTAGCTAGCTTTAGGCTATCTTTAAAGCCAGCTACGTAGCCAGCCCATTTATAGTAGTATTCTTTAAAGTGCTTTAAATCTCTATCTATGATGGCTCTACCACTAAGAGCTAGTAAATGCTCTGTCTCTCTTAAGCCTACCATTGTTAAGTTACCAAGAATGTTTTTTAAGTGTGTAGATGGAGATGAGAGCATACCTCCTTGCCTCATACCAAAGACTACATCAAACCAGCCACCACCTCTTGAAGCCTTTTTAGTTAGATTAGCTCCCTCTTTTATGCTTCTTTCATAAGCTATTGCATACGAGTTTAAGGCTTTGTTTATGCCTGAGAGACCTCCAAGATTCGTAACATTCATCTCAAGCTCTTCAGCTGGTAGGTCTTTTATTTTAAATGGCTTATCTAACATCTTATGAGCGTTTAAGCCTCTGCCTATCTCTGAGCTTATACCTTTAAACATATCTTGCATACGTCCGTGCTGAAGCATCTTTGTATAAAGCTCTGTTGCCTCTGCTAGATCAGTAGCCCCTTTTGCTGTATAAGCTTTGATACCATCATATAAATCCTTACCAAAGTCATTCAGAGTTCTGCCTATGGCTACTACTTTGGCATTGACATTTAGCACACCCTTATAGGCATTTCTTACAAAGTCCATATCCACATCATAAGTGTTGGAGATTTCCTCTACCTCTTTGTGAGATACTTTGGTTTTGTTAAAACTGCTCTCTAACTCATCTACGTGAGCTACAACGTCATCTTTAGTTACAAGCTTTTCTGAGATACTCTTTGGAGCTTCTTTAGCTTGCATAGGCTCACTCTCTTTACCCATAAGCTTATTGGCTCTACTGGTATCAAGGGCTTCTTGAAGCTCTTTTGTTCTCTCTTTATTGATAGTTTCTTTTACCTCTTCTTTAGGTATCTTAAGCCCTTTTTCTCTTGCAACTTCCTCTATCTTGTTTTCATAATAACCTGCTGAGCCATTGGCTTTTATAGCAATATCTCTTTTAATAAGACTTATGCCTTTAAAAGCTCCCTCTACAAATGCACCAAGTCCAGCATTTTCTAATGTATGCTTAAATCTTAGCATAGTAGCACTATCTCCCTCTTTGGCTCTTAAGGCATCAAAGAGAGCATTGTCTATTGGGCTATCTTTAGCAAGATCACTAAGCTTGGTATCTTTTCCATCAAAGGCTGTAAAATCTACTACTGCACCTCTAGCCATACCAAGTAGGGCTGGGTTTTTAATAGTATTTGCAAAAGCTCTAACCTTTGATACACCAGCATAAGGGATTAAAAACTGAGAGAGGGTTCTTATACTTTCTCCAAAGCTATCTTTACTCTTTGGTAATATCTTAGAAAAGTCTATAACGTCTTGTTCGTTAGGGTCATCAGGAAATAAAGCCTTTTGATGCTCTATCATCTCCCCTAAGTTCTTACCCTCCCAAACATCTTTAGACCAGATATTAGCTCTTTCAGGCAGTCTTGAAGCACCCCTTACGCTATCATATACTAAATCCTTAGTATTCTCAGCTGCATCTAAAAGACCACCAATAGCGTTATAGCCTACCTCTGAAAGGTAATACATAAACTTATTAGAGTGATACTCTCTATATCTTTCTTTGTCGAGCTCACTCATAGCCCCTATATTTGAAAGAGTGTTAGCATCCTCTATACTAAGGTCTAATAAGCCTTTGTTTCTAAGGTTAATACCCGCCCTTGCTATATAAGCTCCCTCTTTATCTAAAAGACCTTTTTTATAAAGCACATAAGCATCATCTGCTGTCTTTATGTTAAAGGGGTCTGCAACCTTTCCATATTCATTAAGGGGGTAATCAGGGGTAGGGGTATTTTCTATTGATATGCCTAAGTGCTTTCTTATTTCTTTAGGTTTTGGTAGTCCTGCCTCTTTTGTTTTAGGGCTTTCATCATCTATCGAAGAAGCCCTCATCGACGTCATCTCGTTCGTCTTTTGTGTTGGTAGATTTAAGGTCGTCAAATCCACCTTTGGTAATGTCTCTTTGCTTTCCTGCATCTACTTTTCCTTTTTTAGTATTGTCTCTTCCTATGTAATCTAATCTAATAAGCCCAGTATTATCATCAAGAACTTTGTCAGTTAAATCCATAAAGAATAGTTGTATATCATCTGTGCTTAGCTTTTTGCCCTCTTGTTTAGCTCTTGCTAAGAAAGTCATAGCCTCTCTATCAACTAACTGCAAAGCTTTTGTAGCATTGCCCTGCATATCTTGGCTAAGCTTATCAAGCATAGGTTTTCCTAAGCGGTCTTTAAGTGCTTCTCTTTCAGCCATAAACATCTTGTATTCAACTGTGTTGCTTCCTAAGCCTATGCTTTTCATACCAGCTTCGTTATCTCCAATAGATTTAAGTAAGCTTGCATAGCTTGCCTTTGTTAGGTTAGCTTTGTTTAGCTCAAGGTCTTCAACGCTAAGCTTTCCCATTTGATTTTTCTTTAGCAAATATGTATAGACTTCAGAGTTATCTGTCTCAGCAAAGCCAGCATTTTGACTAAGACTAACACTAGCTTTCATAAGTCTTGCTCCATCTTCTGCATTTATCTGTCCGCTTTGTATCATTGAAGCTACTGCATAAGGCATATTATTAGCTTGTTTAGTCTTACTGGCTGGGTCTAAGAGATCATTAGAATATATCTGCATCCAAAGGTTAGCAGCATTCTTTTCTTGAGCTTTCTTAAGCAAAGCTTCTTGCTCTTTTCTATACTCCTCTTTAGCCTTTATAGTCTGAGCCTCTAAGTTGTCTATGGTATCTTTATATGGCATAGATAAAACTCCAGTCTTTGCGTTGCTAGCAACCACCTTGTCATAAAGTAGTGAGCCATCAGCATCTCTTAGATTTCTAAGGGCGTATAAGGTTGCATCAGCTCTTTTAAAATCTCCAATAGAAATATCAGATAAGACCTTATCTCCAGCTCTGCTTACCACAAAACTTGCTAGCTCGTTTGGGCTTATGTAATCTCCTCCCTCGCTTTGCCTTGTTTGAATAGATATAGAGTTCATAGTCTCTTGAAATGAAGCTGGGTTTAGGTTGCCTTTATCATATAAACTATCAACGTAGTGATTTATCAGAGTGCCAGTAGAGTTTAAAAGCTTATTTCTTCTATCTTCTATATAAGCTTTGTTATACTCCTCTTCTCCAGCAAGCAAAGCATTCTTAGCCATTAAAATACCACTCTCACTCATCATTCCATTACGCTCATTTGAGTTCATATACTCTTCATTAAAGACACTCTTATACGTATCTTTATAGAGTGCATCTATCCTTGCTCTTGGATTTGGGTCATCTACAAAGTAGTTGCTTGCTTTTAGCTGTTCTAAGAATTGAGTTTTTAAATCAATAGCTCTTGCTTCATCTTCAGTAGCCCTATACCCTCTCTTATAAGCCTCTTCAGAGTGCAAGAAACCACTAACTCTTGAGCTATCCATCTCAAGTCTCTCGTTGGCATCTTGCATACCTCTTAATGTATCAGCTTTAACGTTCTCTTGATATTCAGCTCCAGCTATCCTTACAGAGTTTCCTGCAAGCTCTTTTAGTAACCCACCTATCCTTGCATTTTGTTTAGCACTTTGCACGTCAGAGTTAAGGCTTAAATCTGTTGGCACGTGCATATTGATAGGTTGAGCTACAATGCTTGGAGCTTGGGAGCTACGAGATAGCACTGGCGTATCAACTCTTCTTAAGGCTATCCTTGAGTTTTCTATTCTCATTTACTACCCCCAATTCGATCTAAAGTTTGATGAGTTTTTATTAATCATTAAGCTCTTTTGATTAGTTCCAGCCTTTGTAGCGTTAGAAGTTGTAGAAGCTGTATCAGTTTTGGCATTAGTTTGTGAGCTTTGATTTATCATACCCGTTTGACCCATAGCACCATAAACTGTGCTATACATCTGCAAGCCTCCCACAGCTCCAGCAAGACCTGCTTCAAGGTGGCTAGCTCCGTGTTTTTTATATTGAGATTGAAGGCTTGCTGCTTTATTTGTATATTGATTAGCCATCCTCTCATACTCTCTAGCATTTTGTGCTTGAGCATTCTCTTCGTTTTGGTTAATCACGCTTAAGTCTTGGTTCTCATTAAATCTTGAAGCATTAAATAGTGCATCTATTGAGTTACCAACTAAGCCTCCACTTTCTACTCTTAATCTAGCTCTTTCTCGTAGAGCCTCAGCTTCTCTTCTTTGTCTCTCCACAGCTGACTTATCTGCTATTTGCTGGCTTTGTTCTTTTAAAGCTACTTGTTGAGAGAGCATATTGTTCTCTTGTTGCTTTAGCTCAGCATCTATGGCTTTGTTGTTTGCTTTGTTTTGCTCTACCGTCTGATAAGCTGTTGTAGCTGCTGTCATAGCTGCCATTGCTATTGGTATAGCAATCATATAACACATCTTAAAAATCTCCTTTATCTAAATGAAACTTAACAAAGAGTGTCTCCTTATCTTTAAAGGTTACATATTCTTTGTCAAAGCTAAAGCCTAAACTCTTAAGCCACTTTATAGAGGGCTTATTCTTTAGGCTCACGTAGTTATAAACTTTTGTAAGACCTAGTTTAAAGAAGCAGTAAGCTAAGCCGTCATAACAAAATGAATTAGTGCTAAAGAGGTGCTTATTAAAAAGCTCATCACTACAAAGCACCCACACTATGCCTACGCTCTCATCACTGTTATCTCTCGCAACTCCGCCAGCTCCTATGCACTTTCTATCTTCATCTAATAGTAACCAAGCGATGATAGAGTTATCTAAGCTATCCTTTAGGGCTTGCTTAGGACTTATATCACTTTGTGCTTTTAGCTCATCTACTTCACGCTTGCAAATCTGAAGCCCCTTAGCTATATTCCAATAGCTAGGCTTATATGTAAGGGTGCTTATCATAGGGGTTTATCTATTAATGAAGTTAAGATTTCAAAAGAGACTGATTGGATGTATATAGGTCTTATATCAGCACTTTCTATACAAAGCTTATTTTCTTTAGCCTCTCCACGAAGAATAAAAGTCCTTTTAAAGACTTTAGGAGGCACTGCTTCAGTTGGGATAACCCAAGTATATTTAAGCCTCTCTTTATCAAGTCCGTAATCTCTTATGCTTACATTTATGTCTGCACCACTAGATAGATATATAGTAGCCCTTCTTAATAAAGTTCTACCATCTATTGAGCCCACCACATCATTAGTAAACTTTAAGAATATAGGAGAGAAGTGATACTTAAAGTGATACTTGTAACCCATCTGTGCTTGAGGGATTGCTCCAGTCTTAAACTGCTCGAATGTATAGGTCTGTTTTGTTGCTTGATCTCTTATTATGTAGTCTTTGTTATTTGGTTCAACTAATGAGGCTGTATTAGGAGTAACACTCTTTAAAAAGTCTATACACTCAAAGTCTCCACCAACTCTGCTTAAATCTATTAAGCCAAATACACCACCTTCAAAGAATAAGTAAAGCTTATCATCAAAGCAAAATATTCCTTTTACATCCCTGCAAAAAGTCCAAACACTCCAAGAGCTTTGGGTTTTCTTATCTCCACTCCAAGAGTATTTATAGACATAAAGCTTATTTGTATCATTGCATACGAATAAAATGTCTTCGTTAGCCATACCAGCTATTTGCCTGCCTTCTTTAGGACTTGTTAATAGTTTAGGCACGTGATCTGTTATGCTTGGAGCATCATTAATCATTCCATCACTTTGTATGAAATACTCTCTAACGCACATATCTCTCCAGCCTTTAGGAGAGACAAAGTAAGTCATCTGTCCTAAGCTAATAGGTCTTACAGAGCTATCAAAAGGATATGAGAGTATTGGGGCTGCATTTATGGTCTTTGATGAAAGAGGGTCATTACCGCTATTAAGGATAAACTGCTGATCGTCTCCAAATATCATAAGGTTATCTCTACTTGCTTTTGCATAATAAAGTGTAGTTACTGATGTTGATGGCACATCTATATCAATAGGGGCATCATCAAGAGCATCTGTAACAGTGCTTGCAAAGAAGTTAAAGAAGTCTCCAACCTTTGTAAGAGATACTGATTGACCGCTTAATATCCCAAGTCTATTGGAGAATAAGAATATATCGTTTATTGTATTATCCACAAAGCTTGGGTTTGGATTTGAGTTCTCATCTCCTACGGCTCTATCAGACCAAAGACAATACTCAAGTGCAAAGTAAAGACCTAAAGGATTATTGGCTGTCTTATATCTTGCAATATCTTGCTTTCTAATAAGTTGTAAGGGCATAGTGGCATTATCAAATCTATGAAAGCCATTAGGCTCTCTATACTCTTTCCACACACCGGTTGTTGATACCCTCTCGCCATCCTTTAGATAGCTATTTTCAAACCTTACCCAATACGTTCCCTCATCACTATCTGTTTTACCTACTATTTGTAATACAGTTCCCTCAGGAGCTTTTGGAGGTAATGCTGTAAATGCTTGAGCTCTACCTTTAAAAGCCTTAAGAGCTGCATCGCCCCAGCTATCTCCAACCTCTATATCAAAGTCTTTTTTATCTTTAGCCCAAACCTCTATAACAGCTCCGTATAGCTTTGTCTCAAAGTTACCACTGCTTTGTGAGTTTATTTGACTAGCTAGATTTGAAGCAATTACCTCTGTTCTATAAGTGCTACCTTGACTTGTATTACCAGTTGAATAAGATACTTCTGTCCTTATAGAGCCATCTTTACTGCTTAGCTTAACTCTATAATTCTGCTCTGCTACGCCCTTGCTTACATAGATAATGGCTTTCTTGTCATACTCTATATCATTTACTACGTTACCGCCAAGAGTAGAGTAGCTTAGCCTATCATCTACCTCTGTGGTAAATCTAGTGCCATCTGCTCGTCTAAACTTAAATGTAAAGACCTCTCCTTCTTTAGTAATCTCTGTTGCTGAAAAGCCGGTTCTAGCATTTATCTGATCTCTTAGTATCTTTAAGATGTCCTCTTCGCTCTCTAGCTTATCTTTAGTTGTCTTAGCACTCTTAACGTGAGTATAGGTTGCTAGGGTTGTTCCATCAACTTTTATAAAGTAGGCTCTTGTTTCATCAGTATAGCCCTCACTCTTATTTTCTATCTTAACCTCAAAATCAGAAGTAGCCTTAAAACTATCATAGGTCTTTTTCATCTTTATAACCTTGCGTTTATTAACTATAAAGGTGTAATCTCCTATGGTAGTCATAGCTATATCTGTTCTAGGGTTTTTAGTAGTTATGTAGTTTTGATGAGAAGCAAGCCCCTCGATAGGGTAGGTAAAGCCTACAAGGTTCATAACCCTTAGCTCTCCGTTTGGACTTAGACTAATAATATACCTCTCTTTTTCATCTCTATTTATGGTATGCCAAAAAGGGTATCCGACATCATCCATCTCTTTTACAAGCTCTACTGGAGGTCTTTGACAAAGCCCATAGACAATGGAGCTAACTGCGTTTTCTTGATAATCTCCTTGCGTTTCAAGCCTAAGCGTTGGAGCTTGCTGGCTCATACCATTAAATAATCCAGCGTAGTGTTTAGTTATTAGAGTTTGCATTTGCTACCTTTAATCTATATTTAGCTCTTACGCTAGAGGTAACAGCTTCAGGGTTATTGTCTTTATCAAGTATCCTTGAGACACTTTTGGAGTTCATAAAGGATAATGGAGACAAGCTTTGACCTGCTAAGGCTTTAGCTCTAATAAGTGTCATTTCGTCCAAGACATATTTTCTAGGATTTATAATGGCTGTTGGCTGATGCAAGAAGCTTGCTTTGTATCTTGCATAGCTAAACACAGCCTCAGGTATGTTTTTATTTTCTACACCATCTTCAATACCAAGCTCTATCTTAACCTCTCTTAAGGCTCTCTCATAGATCGCTTTAGGAGCTATTAGGTTTGTTATAAGGCTTGCCTCTGCATTATCTATATCTTCTGTTGTTATAGGTCTTTGAGCTTCACTTGGTATAAGAATACTTTGCAGTCTAAACATAGTTTTATTTAGAATATAATCAGTTATAACAGAGTTAAACTCACTCTCTATATATCCATAAGTAGCTATAAACTCATCTTTAACTCTTGTATAAAGCTCTGCTGGATAAAGTCTGTTTGCTATTATTGCTAAGCGTAGATCAAGCTCGTTTTGGTTCTTTTCAGCATCTGAGATAACATAGTTATCAGGATTTAAGATAGACTTTTGAAAGTTATAGCAAGCTAGAGTTCTAAGAGTTTGTGTTATATTACTTGGATTTGATATATCAACTGGGATTACATTACTAAAGCCATATATTGCAAAGAGCTCTTTAGCTGTGGCTTCTAACACCTCGCTTGGCACTTCTCTCTTTGTTATTAGCCTCTTTTTAAAATCTAAATAACTTTGCTCTACGCTCTCAATACTAAGTGGATACTCATCTACTTTAGCAAAGAGAATTGCCTCAAGCTTTATGAGTGCTAGGTTTTGCTTTAAGCTATTAGGCACAAGAGCACTAAAGCTGTAAAGCTCTCTTAGCTCTGTATCAACTTCTGCTTGAATGTTCTTTGGTATCAGTCTCTTTCTTATGATAGCTCTTTTATTATAGGCTTCATCCTCTACCGTAAACTCATGTAATACTTCGCTAGATACTACGTTTGTTTGAAACTTACGCCCAGCTACTGCTACAACTAAGTTATACACCTCTATTGGCATATTATTAAGTGTTTCTATCTCATTATATGTAAAGTCATCGTTTGTATAGGGTAGCTCATCTATTGCATTTTGAAGCATACGCTTAGCCATTAAAGCACTAGGGTCATTCATATCCTCTAGCATCTCTTGACCTATGCTTAACAATAATGTATTTACTGCATCATTTATTCTTGGCATTATTTCTCCTTATTTTATTTTTGACAAAAAAGGGAGCATAACGCCCCCTTATGTTATGCGTGTGAGCCCGTTGGAAGCTTACCTGCTCCAACTCTGTTTCTATCATAGATAATCTGACCCCAGTTAGCTGGTAGTGCAGACTTACGGATTTCTACGGCACACTCAGGTCTTAAGACACCCATACCGCAAGCTAGGCTAGCACGTGTCCAAGTTCCCATACGACCATTATCATCCCAAATCTTAGTGGTAATATCTCCACCTTTTAACACACCTACTGCTTCATCAGTGCCTACAAAAGCTACTGTGCCCTCACAGTTAATTCCATGATATTCATCATAGAACTCAGCATTAGCTGGTTTTGTAGCATCAACTGTTGGTAGGTAGTTATGATAAGTTAGTGGGATACCACCAATCTTAAACACGCTACCCTCAGCATAATCTCCCACGTTGCCATAATCTTTGTTTAGTAAGGTTCTATTTTCTACTATCTCAAAATAGACATCAGGAGTTGTTACAGCAAAGATTTGCCCTGTAACGTTCTTTTTGATTAACTCTTTCTTAGCAGCGATTAAGGCTTTAGCAAAGGCATTAACCCTTGTTGCTAAATCAGTGTTAGCTAGGTCAGCATTAACTATTACAGAGCCACCAGCATACTCATCCATAACGTTCTTTAGGCGTGCTGCTGTAATAAACTTCATCTGAATGTTGCGATCATACTTTTGAGCTAGGACTTCTCCCATCTTTCTTGTATACTCTTTGCGTGCATCATAATGAAGCATGCTTTCATTGAAATCATCAGTGAAGAATGAGCTTACAAGAGGTCTATCAAGAGTAAGCTCTGACTTATCGTGAGCTACTTCTGAGCCTTTGATGTGCTCTCCAGCGTTGTGGTAGTAAGCTCCGATACCACCTACATGCTCGAAGCGTAATGATTTAGCACCACTGATTTCTTTTCTTTGATACTTACCCTCCATCGCAACTGTTTTCTCAAAACTAGCGATGATTTCTCCAGTTACTTTCTCTGTTAAAAGCTCTCTATCTTTTGTTTCAAGCCCACCAAATGAGCCATTTTTAGCTCCACTATTCAAAGCTGTTGCTTTATCCATTTATATTCTCCTTATTTGTTCTTATATTTATTGTCTAAATCCGCCTAGCTTTAATGTATTAGCTAGTCTTTCATCCACTTCTGCTCGGTATTGAGGGCTTTTACTATATCTCTCATCAGCTATTGCATTAGCATAGTCTCTACGAGTTAAGAAAGTATCATCCCTAAGTTTTCCACCGCTTGTATCTCCCATAGTTAGCTTAGGCTTATTTGAGCTAGCTAGACTTTTCCTTGCATATAGACCTTTAATGGCTGTATTCATACGTCTTTGGTTGCCACTATTTATAGCTTCGTTATAGTCTTCTATCTCATCTTCTGTAAGGTTTTCGCTAGCCCAAGCTATCATCGCTGTGTAGTCATCTTTACCACCAACTAAGTTATAAGCTTGATTTGCTACTTGCTCTGTTACATAAGCTGAAGCTACCTTTAGGTTCTCTATGTAGTTATCCACTAGATTTTTAGGAAATGTTTTATAAAGCTCATTACGTGAAGCTTCTCCTATATCTCCAGTGCTCCTTAACTCATTTTCATATATTGAGTAGTCGAAGTCCTTGCTAGGGTCATAAGTCTGTTTAGGAGTATCTTGTGGTTTGTCTGCTGTGATTTTAAGACTAGCATCTTGTCCGCTGTCAGTGGTCTTAGTATCAGCTGTTTGAGTAGGTATCTCTGTCTTGCTTGGCTGAGTGTTAATCTCGTCATTAACAGCCATTTGGTTATCAATATTGCTACCATCCATTACCTCTCCTTAATACCTGATTATTGTTTGATTACCATCTACAACTTCGCCTGAAGTTATGGTGCTATTAACCTTAAACTCTGCACTCTCACTAAAACCCTTTGCCTCTACTGCTAAGCTGTCAGCGTTAGACTTAGGTTGCTCTTTAGTTTCCTCAGCTTGCTCTAGGTTCTCATTAGCTTGCTCTTGGTTCTCTAGGGTCTCATTAGTTTCCTGAGCTTGCTCTAAGTTCTCTTGGTTTTCTACGTTTTGTGTATTCTTGCTATTTCTAGCCATTTATCTCTCCTTGTTGTTGTGTCATTTGTTGCATTACGCTTGGGTCTGTCATAGCTTTACTAATGCCACTCACTAGGTTTGGAGTAGCCTTACTCATAAGCTCTTGTTGTTGTGCTTGTTGTTGTTGCTGTGCTATCGTCTCAGCATCCAAGAGTATGTCAGTATCTTTTATGCCAAGCGATGTAGCTAGGCTTTTAAGCACGTATTCATAGTTAATCATAGAAGCTGCTTGTGGTGCTAGAGTGCTCGCTGTTTGCATAAAGGTTATGATCTTGTTATAGTCTTGTCCTCTACCTAAGCCCTCTAAACCAGTTGTAATAAGTGGCTCTATGTTCTCACTACCATCAGGGAATGCTCCGCTCTCTCTAAGCTTTTGTATCTTTAGCTTGATATAAGGAAGTTGAAACTCCTGAGATAGCACGCTATACGTACCACCTAAGCTCTCTTCAAGCTCACTTGCCATTGTTCTTATCTCTTCGGCAGTAACTCTTTCAGCTTGCCTTTGTATGCTTGAGTTCATCATAAAGTGAAATGCTAGGTCTTGTTTAAGGTCATTAACGCTCTCTCTTATGGTTGCAATATCAGCGTTCTTATTAACTTGGAGCACGCTAACATCTTCTGCGTTACCCTCTAGCACCTCTAAGTTTTCAGCATTAGCTATATCAATACTTCTAGTTGTTCCATTAGGTGCTACAAAGAAAAGTACTTTTGCACTAGCACTACTAGCTTCTAGCCTTGCTTGAGATAAACCCTCTAAGCTCCTTAGATCTCCTATAACTTCATCCACATAGCTCCTACCATAGTTCTCATTAGGTAGTGCAGACCACCTAAGAGCAAGATAAGGTAGCTCATCTTTCTCAAACTCTCCATTAGCTTCAGGTAAACTAAAGTCACTCACTTCTTGAGCTGTTATCCATTTACCTTTGTCTTTATCAAGATAGACCCTTGTATAGAGCTCTACATAGTTCTTAGAGCTCTCTAGCTGTTTTGTTTTAGCTAATACTGCATCTCTAATATGCTCATCAGTTATAGCCATAGGAGCTATTTGCTCTTTTATTAAAAACTCTAGTAGGTTGCCTAATGGGTCTCTTTGACATACGTACTGATCTAGCCTATAAATCTTTAATGATGCCCCTTTAACATCACTAGGAAAGTAAAGCAGGGCATTACCAGTAATGATTAATAGCCTTAAAAACTGAAAGATTTGCACCCTCTCTCCACTAGCTTCTATATGATTTACTAGCACGCTCTCCATCTGTGATAGCGTAGCTTCTACGTCTTCACTCTTAGAGCCCTCTTGCACTAAGCTAGGGTCAATGGTAAATCTGAAAAATGGACTATTAGGTGGTAAAAGGGTCAGCATAAGTTTTGAAGCTAAGGTATTTACTCCTCTAGCTCCTTGTGATTGAAAGGGTTTATAAAGCTTTGTTTGCTCATCACTACCATCAGGTGGTAAAAGTGAAGGTATCGTTAGCTTAGCACACTCTCTTGCTCTCTCTAAGACACTGCTTCGTTTATTTTCTAACTGCTTGTATCTACTTGCTAGAGAAGTTACCTCTATCATTTAGCTCCTTTCTAGCTCATTATGTTTAAACCAGTTCCACTATCAACTGTCTTTTGGATAGGTATAGTAAGCCTTGAGCTTCCTCTACGTTTCTTCTTTTGGTTCTTGCTATCCTCGCTATCTCCTACCTTTAGCTCTGCTGTTTCAGCTGGAGCTGGTGGTGGTGGAGCTGGTTGAGGGTCTGGTGATCTATGTTTTCCGCCTCCGCACATATTAAATGTCCTCCTTATGTTTTTGTTGTTTTGTTTTCTCTAGTTCATCTATTAAAAAATCTATTACACTTCTTTGTCCTAACTTAAAGTAGAGTTCTTTCTCACTTAGGGTAAAGTCAGGGCTCTTTGTGTTTCTTATAGATAATCTAGGATAAGCTTTATCTAAAGCTAAAACTAATCTTTCGTGATTTATGTTTATAGGTATAGCCATAACACTCCTTTTGGATAATCTATATAATCCCCCTTACCCCCTTAGAAAGTATGCTTCTCTCCACTAAGGGGCAGGGTTCTTAAAAGTGCCTATTTTAGGGGTTTCTAAAGTTGTGGTAAATGAGCTTTTTTAAGGTCAATATCAAGAGGTTTATAGTTCCAAAGGATAGGCTTACCACCTTTAAACTCATCAACTCTTAGCATCCTTGCTACTCTAGCTTGGATTATTGCATCACCATTTGCATTCATAAAGTAATCATCTATGTTGCCCTCAAGCTTGTCATAGTAAGGCTTCATATACCAAGAGAGGATAGCCTCCCAAATATCTTTACAAGGTAGTGCTTTCTTAACTATCTTGTTACCCTCTAAGCTTATTTGCCACTTTAGGTATTCATCAAGGATTTCCTCAGCCTTTACCTTGCCTATGCCTCTGCAACCACCATAACCATCTGTGCTATCTCCAGTTAAGACTTGAGTATAAAAGACCCTCTGTCCTTGAGCATAGCTAAGCTCATATCTTAAGTCCTTACGCCAGTTGTAATGCTCTCCCTCAACTTGGTTTAGGTCTTTGTCTATATGAGCTAAGATGTTGTTTATTGGATCATTACTAAGATGAATAGAGCAAGCATCGTCTGCCTCTATCTTAGTGGTTATCTTTGCACCGTACTTGGTTACTGCATAATCTTTTAGCATTGGTAGAAGCTGTGGTTTTGGTAGGTCTTTTCTGTTATGTTTGTAGGTTGGTAGGATGTCATACCTAAAGTTTGTTGCACCAGTAAGATAAAGCTGTGTCTTAGAGCATCTTGTGCTATCTTTTAGCTTCTCTATGGCTTCATCTAAACTCTTTCTTGCTCCCTCTTCATCAAGGACTATTGCTTGGTTATCCTCTGAAAAGTTAAAGGTACTCTCATTAACGCTAGCAGCCTCATAGAGCAAGCTATCTGCATCTACGATAAGTGTCTTATCTCTTTTCTTTAATAATCTCCTTGCCAAATATAAGCTCCTCTATATCTTCTTTACATTGCTCTTTGCTACTATCTTCTTCATAGGCTCTGATTACGTATTCCATTGCCATATTTAAATCCACATTACCTACTGGCACGATCTTACTTAGTAGCTCAAGCATTAAAAAGCCTTGATTAGTTAGATCATTTATGTAAGCTAAGTCCTTTCTATGTGCTGAAACGTTATCTCCATAGTAGGTTGATATTAGTCTAGCTTGAAATACCCTTAACCAAAAGACGTAAGAGCAATACTGGTAAATCATCTCTGCCATATTATTAGCTCTATAACCTGCCATAAAATCTGATGAGATGTCTGACATCTTTAGGGCTACTTTGCTAGGTAAAAACTCACTAGACATATCCTTGTTGTTAATAGCCCAGTCTAGTATCCTCTTTTGCTTGCTTCCATTTATCACTTTTCACTCTCCTTTATTTTTAGTAGTATTAGATAGCCTATAAGGTCATTTATAGTATCTTCGTTGTAGCTGTCATTACCTTTTGCTATACGGCTTAGCTTATCATCTATGCGTACCCTAAGACCCTCTAGCTCATCAGCTTTGCTAAATATTCGCACTGGCTCAAACGCAGAGTTGCCATAGCTCTCATTTTTCTTTATTAGAGTTGCACCTATATCGGCTAAGACGTCCATTACGCTCTCTTTAAAACTCATTTAAATCTCCTTTATATAGTAGCCCTTGTATCTTCTCTCTTTAGGTTTAAGGGCATCATTTAGCTCTTTAGCTCTAGCAAAAGCAACCACACGTGATGCATATACAGCTATTGTCTTAGCTTCATTCAAGCTCCTATCAAAGCTATAAACTTCGTAATTCTTTGTCATAACTATCCTTTACAAGGTGAGGTTTAACAAAGAAAAAGGCTGTGTCTTTCTCTTTAGCTACTCTCTCGTTTTGCTGTTGTGCTTCAAACTCTGCTAGCTTCTCGTCAAAGAAGCACTGATGAAAGCAGGTTCTGTCATCTTTGATTATTCTTACCTCATATATTTTTACCATCTCTTATAATTACCTCCACATCACAATCTTTTATAAAATCTATAAGCTCTTTCATAGCTTCAGTTTCAGCTTGTCCCTCAGAAAGGATAATCTCTATGACTTCTATGGGCTCGTCTAAACCCTCTAACATTAGTGGTTGTTTAACCTCTTTACTCATTTAGTTTTCCTCTTCTCTTTTTCTAAACTGGGTTTGCTTCTCCAAGCCCACCATTCAGAGCCATCATACTCTTGTCGCTCTAACCAGTCAGGAGTATCTTTAAAGGTTATCCAACCCCTCCAATACTGGCAGCCATAGCCACTATCATAAGTAAGCTCACTTTTTGTTATTGCATCCCATTTGATTTCGCCACTACCCATATAGGTAGGGTTCTCTGATAAAGTCCAGTCTCTTACATACTCAAGCTTATACTCAGCTACTTTGTGATCGCCTATACGCTCTATCGTTTCTTGTTTAAAGTTAGTCATTGAGTAACTCCTTATCTTGATAAATATTACCTATGATTTCGTATCCGCCAATGTTCCATAATGGGAAGAAACCTTCATCTGGATGCTCTATGCCATAAGTCGCGTATACTTTATCCCAGATTACTTTAGCAATAAATCCTTGTAGAGCCTTAACATTACGCTGTACATCACACTTTATTATGTGGTTAGTGTATATGTCCTTTTTGTTATTATCTAAGAACCCAGTAAACTCTAATAGATCGAATTGTCCTTTAGTTACTCTATAAACTTCTTCGTTTAGTTCGTCATCTGCTATTACAACACTCTGAACTTCTCCATTAGGTAGTAGCTCTAGTATTTCTACATCAGCTATCTTATGGTAGTCTTTGATGTATGCTTTATATTTTAGTGGTCTCATTAAGTAACTCCTTATTTTGATAAATATTACCTAAGACTTCCAAGTCAGAAACATTATTAAGATACTCTGCGTAACGCCCTTCAGCTATTATTAAAAAGCTTGCACCATCCTCATAGTATTTAACCCTTCCTATACGCTCTGTGCCATTTAGTGTGCAAAAACTTACAATATCTTTTTCAAATATTCTGCGACTATTAATGTCCTTTTTGCCAGTGTATTGCATAACATCAAAACGTTCAGTATCCTCTAGCATAGCTCCAAAAGAAGCACAGCTGGTTTTCCAGTCGTCATAGATACGCTCTACGTCATAGTACATTTTCTCTTGTTCTTTATCCCACGCTCTATATCTTGGTCTCATATTGCTCCTCCCTCTGCAAAACGAGCAGTTGCATCTATTACTTTGTCTTTTATGAAGCCTTTAGGGTCTTTTTTAAACTCCTTAAACTTACACAATATAAGAAAAGGCAAAGCTACAAAAAGCATATACAAAAAGAAAATACCAATCCCTATGTAAAAAACTAGCTTACTTAAAAATCCAAAAGCTACTATTAGCATTGCTCCTACATAAGCTATAACCACTGCTATAAATGTTAAAATATTTTTAAATATGTGTCTCATCGTTCTCTCTCCTTTTCTAATAATTCTTTATTCTCATAGATGTTGCCTATAACTTCAAACAATTCTATAATAGGTGCTTTATTTGTTTCTGATGTTGGAGTATTAAAAGGTAGTAGCTCGCCATTAGGGTACTTCACGCAATAGCAACCCTCTTTAAAAACAACTTCTCCACAAGGCTCTTCCTCAGTAGTATCTACCCATTCTCCATCATAGTTCTCATAACCTGTTGGGTTTGGGATTGCAAAACGCACTATATATCCTGTATATATCTCATTACCGTCAATATCATAATATCCAGTAAACTCTAATAACTCTACCTTGTCATAGTCGTAACTATCCATAGCGAGATTAAAAGGATCACTTTGTCTAAGTGATCTAGTGTGAGCTACACAGAAACTACCGTTATTTGCAGAAAAGTCTAGTTGGAGTACATCTTGTAAGACGTCTTCTCCTAAATCTGAGTTATGCACCCAAGCTTTATACTTAATGTTTCTCATTTTAATTCTCCTTTAACTTAAATCCTAAGCCGTATATAGGTTTCCAGCTAAGAGTATCGTGATGGCCTGCATACTCTTTATCCATTTCAGGCATAGTCTTTCTAAATAGGCATATAGAGTATCTTTTAGAGACATAATCATAAATAATGAAACACCACAAGGCATCTCGTTCATTGATAAACTCTTTCTCTACATATTCAGGAGTTTTATTTACCCTATCATCTAACCTGTAATACTCTTGTGTTGCTTCAGTGACCTCATATATTTCTATGCCTTCATGGCCTTCATCTGATTTATAGACTAATCTGTCTCCCACTTTAAACTTAGGTGCAGAGTTGGGTCTTATTCTATATTTCTCTCTATCAAAATCCCAAGTATCCGTGCCTTTTGCAAACCAGCGTTGAAAAATGGTATCGTAGACATCCACAGTCTTACCCTCCGCATAAGCCCTAATAAGTTCTATCTTTTCCTCTGTTGTTATCATCATATACTCTCCTTTACTTGTTCTCATTTAAGGCGAAACCTAATGCATACATAGGTCTTAAAGTATTTTTGTTATAGTTAGATTCAAACTTATCCTTAACTTCAGAAATAGTAAATCTTCTATCTGTTAGCCTTCTCCACGTTTGAGCAGTACAATCATAATGTTCAAAGTACCATAGAACATCATCCACAAAGGTGTAGTACTTATACAGTTCTTCTATTGTGCAATCCCAGCAATCATCAAGCTTAGCTCCTTCATTAGTAATGCTAGTTAGCTCAAATCTGCAAGGATTTTCTTCTCCATCTGCTCTTTTATCAACTAACTTATCTCCTATCTTAAACTGGGGCTTTATTCGATAAATGCACTTTTTAAAATCCCAAACATCGTTTACCTTAGTTTCCCACCGTCCATGTATGGTGTAGATTTCCACAAGCTTACCCTCAGAAAAAGCCTTAATAACTTCTATCTTTTCTTCCAATGTCATCATCATATATCCTTTATAAAATCATTTACAGAGCCTTAGAGAGCAATTAAGCTCTTAAGGCTATCATTTATCATCCAAGAAGCGTTCGCCCTTTGTAGAGCTTCCTAGACACCTTTATGAATGTGTTAAAACTTTTGGTTATTTTTAACACGTTATCTCAACGCTTCTATAAAAGCCAGTATAAGCATCATCACTACCACACAAAACAGCAGCACCTTGTTTAACAAAATCTCTATCTTTTCTTCAAATAACATCATCTATCCTTTTATCAGTGTGTCTCTTTCCAAGAGTTGCCTATCTTGGCTTCTCCTGCTAGTGGTATCCTAAACTTAAAGAACTCTGTAACAAGCTCAAAACTCTTTAGGCATATCTCACTAACTCTAGTGGCATACTCTTCCTTGACTTGGATTTGCACCTCGTCGTGGATGTTTGCCACAAACTCATAATCTTCTCCAGCCTTTAGCTCCCTTTGTAAGAGTTCATCAAGGGTTATTAGATATTGCTTCATCACAATAGCTCCAGCACTTTGTAGAAGCACATTAAGAGCTGAGTGTGCTGAGCGTATCTTTAGCGTTCTGCCATCTAAACCTTTTATAAACTTTTGGGATTTTGCTTTAGCTGCTACGTCTTCACGTAGGCTTGTAAGAGCTGGTAAGCTTTTTAAAAATCTCTCCTTTATAAGCCAACCATCTATGGCATAGCATATTAGATCAGAGTTAAGCTCTACCCATCTGCCTTTGCTTACCTTAGTGTAGTGCTTGCCGTCCTTTGTGAAGCTATCTTTTAGAAATCTCTTTTTATATTCTTCATATTTTCTAGGATACTCAGCCTTAAGTTTCCTAACTTGCTCTAAGGGGTTGTTGATACTTAAGCCTATCCTTAAGTCTCCTCCGCCGTAAAGCCAGCTGTATATAAATGTCTTAGCTGAGTTTCTCGTAGGTAGTCCAGCAGCCTTTTGGTTAGCTGTATGTATATCTCCACTGACTACCTCACGTCCATAAGCACCACCGTCATAGCGTGCTAGATAATGTGAGAGTGTCCTAAGCTCAAGTCCGCTGGCATCGCATCCTACTAGCTTGTAGCCCTCAGGCACTATAAAGAGTTCTCTAAACTCTGTTTGATACTCCCCTGCTGCTCCATAAAGGTAGTTACCCTCTTTGTCTAGCTTTACAGCAGGGACTTGTGCCACGTTTGGTCTTGAGTGGGTCATCCTCCCAGTTACAGCTCCACAGCTATTTACATATCCATGAATACGCTCGTCTAACTCACAGCACCCTATAAGAGCTTGTGAGCCAGTAGCTAGCTGTGAAAGTCTTTTGGATATTAGCTGATACTCACAGAGCTTAGGAGCTTCAGGGTAGCTTAGATGCTCTAAGACCTCTGTATCAACCTTTGGCTCTCTAGTATCTGTGTAGCTTTCAGGATGCCATTTATATTTTTCTATAAAGAATTTAGCTATATCAGCTCCTGAGCTTGGTTTAAACTCCTTTAGCTTTAGCTTTGTAAATGGCACACCTTTTGTGTATCCTTTGGTCTTGTTATTGACCTTTGGTGTAAACTCTCCCTCACTCTCTAGTCTTGGTGGAAACACCTCCCTAAACTCTTTTAAGAGCTCGCTTTGTCTTTGTAAGAGCATTATGTAAAAGTCTTCTGCCTTATCCTTATCAAACATAAAACCAAAAGCTATCTGTCTTGAGATAATCTCTTGTACTTTATGCTCTAAGGTAAGGGCATAGCTATCCTCTAGGTTAAACTTCTTTAGATACTCAAGTAAGGTTACGGTTACTCTAACGTCCTGCTCGCAGTAGTCGCTCATCTCTTCGCTCCACTCTTGCCAGTCAGTAGTCTCTCCATAATCTCCCTTTAGCACTCCTAAACGCTCTCCCCAAGCTCTTAATGAGTGTGAGCCATAAAGTTTAGTGCTTATAGCTTTCTTTGCTAGGTCATACTCCTTTATGTCTGCTAAGGCTAGCCTAACCATCACAAGGGTGTCTAGGATTTTCTTAGGTTTAAAGGAGGGGTATAGCTTCTTTATGGCTGGTATATCAAAGGCTATAATGTTATGCCCACATATCTCAGCACTATCAAGTCTAGCTACACCATCGCTAGTATGTTCTTTGTCGTATCTTTTATATTGTTTTGTATCTGTATCATAGATAGTCATTGTGTGTATCTTTGATAGCTCATTAAGTAAGCCATCAGTTTCGATGTCAAAAACTAGCATTGCTCTCCTTTCGTTAAAAGTCTGTGTTTTCCACGTCTTTGTTTTCTATGGCTTTAAGGTGTTCGTTGTCATCTTCTTCTATTGCTTCTAGCCTACCAGTCTCTCTGTTATATCTTAGGCTATCAGCCACCCCAGTTATCCCTATCTCTCTGTTCTTTAGGATGCGAAGTGTTGAAGTATCTTTAGCATCTCCGTCAGCTTGTTGGTTACGCTCAAGGGCTATTACACTATCACTTAGTTGCTCCAGTGCTCCACTACCTCTTAAGTCTGATAAGCTTACTTGAGCTCCCTCGTTAAAGCTTCCTTTGCTTGTTCGTTTAAGATGGACTATTGCATCTATATGACACCCAGTCTCTTCTACAAGTGAGCGTAAAGAAGTCATTAGCATATCTATGTCCTTGCGTTCGTTCTCGCTCTCATTACCGCTTATGGCTATGCTTATGTGATCTAAGAATACATGAGTTACTCCAAGCCCTACAACCATATATCTAATCTCATTTAGTAGATGTTCGCTCTCTAGTGAGCCGAAGTGTTTATAAAAGATTACTCTGCCACTATCAAAGAGCTTAGCTTTAGAGTTCTCCCAAGCTTCATTTGATATTAAGGCAGGGTTGTATCGTAGCTTTGCAAGTGAAACATTATTATCAAGTGCTATAAAAGCTTGAGCTGTCTTTTTGATATTCTCTTCAAGAAATATCATCCCTATCTTTGCACTATTATTTGCAAGCACAAAGTGATAGGCTAGCTCACGAAGTATTGTAGATTTACCTATACCGCTTCCAGCAGTCCAAATGATAAGCTCTCCACCCCTTGAGCCTAGTGTCATCTCTTGAAGTCTAGGATAAGGGTAAGCTATGCCTTGTTTTACTGGAGCTTTTAGATCATCAAGGCTTAACTCATTTGAGCTTACGATACCCTCAGGTCTCCACTCTTTTGCCTCTTTAATGTTCTTATGAATATCAGCTAGCATACCTTTTACAAGCATATCATTAGCATCTTTACCACCACTCCAGTAGCATATCTTTACGCTACCAGCTTTAAATAGTGAGGCACACTCTAACATTGCTTTACGTCCTACCTCGTCATTATCAAGAGCTAAGATGATTGTTGAGTATTGATTTAGGTAGTCAAGCTGTTTAGCTAAAGCTTTCTTAGCTCCCTGAGCTCCATTAGGTATGCTAACTACTGGTCGCTTATTGTTATAAACCTGCGAGACACTAAGGGCATCTATCTCTCCCTCAACTATGATGATAGCATTTGCATTTTCTTTGCTCCAAAGCTGAGCTCCATATAATGGGAGATGCTTATCTCCAAGAACTGCAAAGCTTTTATCAGGGTATCTTACTTTCTGAGCCACTACCTCTTGTTTATTGTTATAATAGTTTGCTATCTGACAAGTGTTACCTTTGCTGTCCTTGCCTATCTGATAGTTCCAAAAGGCACAAGTAGCATAGTTTATCTCTCTCTTGTTAAGAGGTTTGATAGTTCCATTGGTTATCATAGCTCCTCTTACTTTTGGCTCAGGTTTTTGTGTTTGCTTCATATCATCTGCCTTTCCTGCTTTCTCACACACAAAGCAATATGTAGAGCCATCTGAGTAAATAGCTTTACCATCACTACTGCCACAGAGCTCACAAGGCTCGTGTCTCAGGAAGTCCGCCATATCTATCTCCTTAGCTTTTGTGCTACGTCTTCTAGTTTTACTAACAGCTCTTTGCCTCTCTCATCTTCCATAACTAAAAGACCAGACTTATAAACACCTGTTACAAAGCCTTTCGTTCCATCTATTAGCTCTACTCTGTCATCTATCTTGAAGTTTCTTATGTTAAATATACGTCGCCCAGCTAGAGCCTCTCGCTTCTCTGCTTCACTTAGAAGTCTCCAAGATGGGTCTAGCTTATATTCAGCATATTTAGAGTTGCTGTATTTAGACCTCTTTAGCTTTGTAGTGATGTTCCAGCCCTTGTGTCTTAGGTTGTGTATGTGATATGCTAGAGTTGAGCCAATAAGCCCTAGCTCTCTTGTAGCAACCACTGGGTTTAACCTAAGCCCAAGCTTTAAAAACTCTAGGACTTGTTTTTCTTGATTGATTATTATCTTTTTAGCCATTGTTTTATATACTCCTTATTTGTAGTATTTGTTGGCTCAGCTATCCAAGCAGGAGGGATATGCCCCTCGCTACACTTAATACCATTGCTCTTGCACCACATTGCGTAGGATGTCTTAGAGCCTTTGTTTATTTTTTGGTTTTGATTTTGAAACACAAAGCGGATGTCTAGGTTAGGGTAGTTAGCCTTGATAGCCTTATGCTTTTGTCTATCAGGACTTGTAAATCTACCCTTTATCTCTACGATGACACCATTAGCTAACACAAGGTCAGGCACATAATGCTTAATCTTTTGTAATGGTTGAAAAGGTATTTTGATTGCCTCATACTCATACTTGATGTTAAACTTATTAAGCTCATCAGTAAGAGCTGCTTCAAAGCCACTTCTAACTCTTTCGCCTTTTTTATTAAGCTGTGGTTTAGAAGTCCGCGTCATTTACCTTGTCCTCGCCAGTGTCATCGTCTGCATCCATAGACGGAGTTGAGCTATAACCTTCTTCTTCTCCAAAGCCATAATCTTTAGCATCGCCACTACCACCTGATACAAGATTGATGATCTGAACTGCATTTAGGTATAGCGTTACGCCATTGTTTGTGCCATTGAAGTAGCCACTAGGACTGAAATTAACTATCATAGTAGTGCCATTGTAGATTGATATAGGCTCTTTGATTTGCTTTAGCTTGCTATCAAAGACAGCTGGAGGTGTTTTCTCTACTCTCTCGCCTTTCTTATTTACATAGGTAGCTTTAGCTTTAAACTTGAATATTAGATTGCCAGTCTCATCGCCGTTGTCATCTGTCTCAGGCTCAAAGCCAAGATGCTTAGGCTCTTTCTTAGCTTTCTTAGGATCATCTAGGGTTGCCTTGAAGTCATCATAGGTAGCCTTAATCTTTGCTACTATCTCTTTAGTCTTTGGATTTTCTGCATTAAGCACCAAATCTACGTGATACTCTCCCTCATCTTTGAAGCGAGTATCAGGCTCATATAGCCAGCACCATCTAGCTTCTCCAATAGGTGTATTAAGTTTTGCAAGTTTCTTTTTAGTTTCTGCCATTTTTTTTTCTCCTTATATAGTTTGTAGCAGCCTATCTAATGAGCGAATATAATTACTCTGTCTCATATAAGATTGATTGTTTAATAGTCTCTTTACATCTCTCTCATACACTCTAGTAGGTGCATCTAGTGCATCAGTATTTGGTCGTAAGAGTTTCTTTAAAGAGATGCCTTGAGCTATCGCCTCTTTTAACTGGCACGGATGTAGCCCTATTGCTACGAGTTCCCAGTAAAGTTTAGTGTTTAGCTGTTCTCCTTTCTTGAGTTTGTTATAAGCTATTGTGATTGTTTTGTTTGATTGCATATCTGCCTCCTAAAGGTTTTTCTTCCACTAAGGGGCATGGTTAAGGGAGTTATTTTTATAAAAAGGTATAGATTAAGATTAGATTAAGCCCTAAAAAGATAGGGCTAAGAGAAGAAGTATGTAGAATTAAGAACTTTTGTGATGTCTAAGTTACCTTGTTTAGGTAGCTCAGGGAGCTTCTTAGCATTCTTAGGGCTAAGCTGTGAAGCTATCTCATCTCTAAATCTAGCTAGTTGGTTCTCACTATACATCTTTACAAACTCTTCACGTAATGTATCACGTAACTTGTCTGTATTTCCTGCGTGAGTTGCAAAGCTATCATGTATCATCCCAAAGTTTTCTACACCTTTATCTAAACAAGCATCAACTGTAAGCACAAGATGAGAAGCATCCATAGAATGGACATAGTTAGGAGACTGACCATTAACAGTTTTAGTGTGATCTATCTTAGACGTCTCTTCTCCCACGTTTAATCTTATTCTAGTGCCTCCCCAAAAAGTATCTACTCTCTTTGAAGCAAACTTAAGGTATCTTTGTCTAACCAAAAAGCCACTAGGAGTAGTCCAAAAGATAGCTTTATCTTCTTTATTAGCTACTCTAGCTATCTCTTTTAAAAAATCCATAGCATTCTTAGAGGCTACAACGACTTTCTCTATACCCTCTTTGTTTCTCTCTGCTAGATATACACACATCCTTGCAAAGCTTGTATCAACAAAGGTATAATCTTTTGGATTTAGCTCTGTTAGTAGTTGCTCTTTCATACCATCCCTACTTACACCATAAGGCGTAGTCATAGTGTTTCTCTTTGTTACGCTCCTATCAACTTTCCCTACTAAAGGTTTAGCTTCAAGAACTCCATTAGCTGCATCGATCTCCACAGCCTTTGAGACTTCTTTTGCAACTTCTGCGTAGATGTCGCTAGGTTTATCCTCATCTCCGTTGATAACGTTTGTAGCAAGAGCTCCCCTTTCATCAAGTAAGAGTGCTGAGAAGTGCTGTATGCCACTACAAGAGCCATCAAGGGGCACTGGTAAATAGCTGATAAACTCAGAGCTATATCCACTAGCTACATAATCACTCCACTCAAAACAAAAGGCTAGAAACTTAAATGGCTCATCTGCTTCAAACCACCAAGTATTTGCATAAGGGTCTTTAGCTACCATTAGGATGTCTTTCTCGTGAGCCTTAGCCCAAGCCCATCTCTCACTCATAGGGAGCTTATCATCTCCAAAGGTATTAGCACCTAACATTGAGAGCCATTTAGCTCCTTCAGCCCCTAAAGCTACACCATTAGCAAACTTTAGGAGTGCCTTTGATAGGTCATTACCTTGTGGATTAGGGCAACCACCACTTTGTAGTGGGTATATTCTACCTCTCCAGTCAAGGTTATAGCAATAATAAAGCTCAGGCTCATCTTTAAACTTCATAGCAGTAGCTAGCTGAGACACAAGAAGAAGCCTCTTGCCTCTATCGCTGATTTGTTTTCTATAAGCTGTCCTACTAGCTTTCTTCCACTCTGCGTGTATCTCAGGGTATGTTGTTTTAAAATGAGCATATTCTTCATTAGTAGCATCTACTGGTAACTCAGCAGGTCTAGGCACAAAATCTAACTCTGAACCACTTGTTATATCTAGCTCAGGTATCTCTTTGTCTAGCTCTATAAAATGCTGGGCTACTTCTAGCACTCTTTTATTTATACACCAAGCTGTATCTTGTAGTGCATTGATAGCTCTATAAACCTTTGGCATCTCGTGGTCTTTTAGATAATCATTAGGAGTTCCTGAGAGGTTCTTTACTAATGGCACTTGTAGAACTGGAGTTAAGAAGCCCCCAAGTTTTCCTGCTTCGTGAGGTATAGGTTTAACAAGCATTGGATAAAGTATAGGAGTTAATAGCTCACACTCTCCCTCTATCTTAGTTAGGTGCTCTCTAAAAGCTTTAGAAAGGGTAAGTATATAGCTAGATTTACCAAACCTTACAGAGCTTCTACTTAGCTCAAAGAGACCTGTGGCTTCTATAAGAATATCTACGAGCTTCTTTCCGATTAGAAGTTGCTCTTCAGCACTCATTATCTCTCTTTCAAAACCATCTGTGGTATCCATAAACCTATGAAACCCAGCAGCTATCCTTGCTCTATTTACATTCTTTTGTAGCTGACCCTTAATATAAAAATCTGCTGTTAGGCTTATTTGATTATTAACAGCTTTGTAGTTTTTTATATTTATCTCAGAGAGTAAAGCTTTTGTAATTGCTTTGGAGATTGCTACTGGCTTAAGCTCATTTAAGCAGATATTGTTAATAACAGTTCTTAGAGTGATGTATCCTGCCTCTGAGTAGCCTACACGCTCAAGAAAATCTTTGATAAACTTATCATTATGTGAGACTATCCTGCTGTTTTTAAAAGCTATGATGCCTTTCATAAATGGCTGCATAAGTTGGTAAATGAGGACTGAGCTAACTTTAGTTTCTCCATAGCCACCATTAGCTTTAGCTTTGGTTATATCAGCTTTGATCTTAGCTATGCCTTCATTTATACCTTCTAACTCCAAGTTTAATTGTCTTTGTTCTAATGTCAT